GATTTTAAATGACCAAGGATTACAGCTGCTTCTTTCTCACCAAATAGATTGGTAGTAATGGATATGAATTCAGTAATAATTATGTATCCAAAACCGAATTCAATGAATATTGGAGCTGAATAAAGATTAGCAATGACTGCACAACCGATTAAAAACACTCCATGCACTAAGAACTTTGCATATTGTCTATTGAAAGTTGATGCTTTAAAACCCTCTTTTCTTTTCCTTGTTCTATACAAACCACTCAGGAAATCCAAGAACCAAAATGTAGGGATAGCCAACAAAAATTCAGTTGGCACATGAAACAGCCCAAATAAGGCCGCTATTAAGCCCTTCCAAAAGGATTGATCTGCAAATGAAATAATTATGCTTTTGAAGTCCATTACCCCAGCCTCTCAAGTGGTTTTAGTACACCATTGACAGACTCATAAGCAACTCGAAACTGCCCTTTATGGTCACAGTGAATAAATTTCTTATTTGGGTACATGATCACTCTTTTATAAGCTGATTGTTGGAGCTTTACCCATAGCTCTAGAAGTTTTGAGCAGGAATAATCAGCTGCTCCTAGCCATAATTCCGGATGTTCTTGACCATCTCCGTAAGTATGCTGTGAGTCACCATCTCTTCCGTGATCGATTTCCCATTTATAGCTTCTGAATCCACTATTCTTAGAAACGAATACTGGAACATCTAACTCAATTCGAATAGGGTTTATAATGGAAATATGGTGCTCAACAATCTTGTCAGCAACATGCAACGGTACACTATCCTTTTCAGGATTGATAATGTATTCAGATATGTCGAAGTAAATTTTGTACATGTCAGCTGGTTTATATAATTGATTAAGAAAGCCTCTCCAAAGAGAGGCTTATAGTTTGCTAAATCCTTGGTGGTGCCCTAGGATGCTCTACAAATGCCATAGGTATAGATCTGGCCCATTCTTTATAATTAAGCTTGTATTCTACTCGCATCGCATCGATACCAAATACCTGGTGGTCTTTATCAAATGCCGATGTCAGCTGTAGAATTTTGCTATTCAGTTCTTTTTCCCCTGTTTCTTCTTCGAGGGTAACACTCAAATCAATGTCATTGATTACGGTGTCTTCATCATTTACAGTGATTTTTTCTGTTTGAACGTCGAATTCAATTTCGCTCATCGGTTCCGGGATGCCTACGAAGGCAGAAACCAGAAATGCGAACATGAAAGCGACAAATAGAAAGCGCTTATGCATACTTTCTCCTTTTTCTGTGTTGTTATGGTTTAAAAATTTCATTAAAGCCTCCCTTGAATAGTATAGGTTGCTTCTGCTGGATCACGCTTAGCAATGCCTATCACTTTAAAAATTTGGCCCTCTATGGAGATTTTATCCCCTTCCATTGGCACTGTAGTCAATGGCTGTGCTAAAATGGTAATCTTGCGATCTTTTACTGTTACCAGACCATCAGAAATCATTTTATTCGAATAGTTCTCAACTATTCCTTCAGACATAAATACGCTATCTGCTGCACCACCTGAATAAGTATCTTCAGTTTCATCATAGGTGCCTCTATTCTCTCTAGTGAGAGTTACAGTATTGAGTTGACCACTGAAAGCAATTGCAACTTCATTTGCTATGTCAATTCCAAACATATTCATGACTTAAGGATCTTTTTGTTGTTTCTGCCTCCATAGGCCAAGCCAGAAAGCAACATATCGACCATTGGATAAGACTTTTGCGAAGGAGCACCGGATTCATAGTCCACTTGAACAGATCCCGCTTTTACACTTCTAATTGCTCCACCACGATCTTTATTTACTAATAATCGTTCTGACAATGCATGTTCTGCTAGAAATGCAGTAGCATCTTTTACTTCCTGTGGTACTTCATCTGTAGCCCTTGGAAGACCATTTGCATCTACCACATTCATTCTTGGCCATGAAAGCAGCTGTGTAGCTGTTCCCGGATGATTACCCTTCCACTTAAATCGCTTATCGATGTACTGAGTAGCTTCACGAATAGCTTGCTCTTTAGCGGTATCTGCTGCTGCTGCCCAATTTGTGCCACCAGCGTAGTTCGTCCAATATACATTTGCATCTTCTAATGAAACAAAGCTATCTACCCCAATGATTAGGCTCATGACTTAGGTTCCTCTTCTTCTTCAGCTATTGGAAGTACATCGACTGTGACTTGCTCAATTGGGCAAATCCCTTTGTACTTTTTGGCAACATTTGGGTAGTTCCCTACTAAAACCACTTTGGAAGCAGAATGATCTACATCTAAATCTTTTGGCGACTTATAGGAATATTCAGGGTAATCAAGTTTACCCTGAATATTTTCCAAATTCGTTTTATTGATAAAAACGAGTACCATTACTCTGCTCCTAATTGAGCTTCAGCATTCTCAGCAGCATCTTTACCACGAACCTTTTCACCATTGCTTAGGAAGTAAAAACCGCCACCTAAGTGATAAGGGAATTTCGTGCCTCCAGGAAGAGCATCGAAGTCATTGTCTGTTTTAGGGTCAGCAACAGCAGCCTCTTCAGTAGCTGGTACTGCCTCACCAATACGCTCGAAGTAAGAATCTGGAAGACGACCTTTGTTTCTAGCAGCTAATTGTTGCTCAGCTAGAGTAGGTTTTGTATCAACTGGTGGTGATTTCTTAACTACCTCTTCAGTGATTTCATGTGACATGATTAATATTCCTTGTTTCTTGATTGTTTAGTTAATCAGTAGGACTAGGGCCAAATGCCCTGTCCTTAAACTGTCACTAGTACAGAAGTACCAGCCTAGATAAATGCGTTGTTCGAACGCACCACTACCAATGGGATTTTTTGCTGTGGCCAAGTTCTATCCCAGCTGCCAGCAGTCTCAAATTCTATACGAGTAGGAGAAGTACTTGCAGGGGTACCTTCAAAGCTAAATCCATAAGGATGTAGAATGTTTACAGCTCTAAAATGAAGGATATCTTGTCCACCACCATTACCTTTCGCAGCTTCTCGTGTAACTTCAGAAGGGACGATTGGTAAAGCAGTGCCCATACCCAGAATCCCAGCTCCACAAAGAATGGTATCATAGGTTACGTTTGAACCGCTAGTGCCTACTAAAGAAGCACTATCATTCACGATTACAGTCTTACCCTGATACATTCCAAATAGCGTGTCTTGAGCAGACTTAGACTCGAAGTCAATCAAATCTAGTTGACGTAAACGGTTGTATACTTGGGAATGCATGATAATTGTGATAAGCTCTCCAACGGAATCACCCATTTTAGCTTCACCTTCAATAATTGTCGCTGAATCCAAGTAGTTGGTAGTATCTGGGGTAAGTGATGTCGAAACATCAAGCACGAAGTCAGATGAATCAGAAGCAATGTTATGAGCAGTTAAACCAACGATGATAGAACCGGTGAATCTTTGATATGCTTTATCCCAATAATTTTGGGCTCGGTTAATGATCAGATCAAGCGGATCATTTTGCGAGTGGTGTAGTTCTCTTGCGAGAGTCATTGCGCTCCACGATTGGTGCCAGAAGTTCTTAATCCATTTGGATTCCTTACTACTGGTCTTCAATGGAGTGGATTCAGTATCTGGATCGTCTGTGACGATATTAGGGTCTTCATCACCTAAATCATCATCAAATGGGAAAGTCCCTGTTTTGGAAGATGCAGCAGCATATTCATCCAAAAGAGGGTCAATTTTTACCAATCCAGACTGTACGATATTTAGCTTGGTAGTGTTTTCCACTAATACTGCTTGGTCAAATAGAGCAGGTGTAAACACATCATCAAGTCTTCTTTCAGCCATAAGTTTGAAATGTTGAGTTACGGGTTTTGTTTAAGCTTTTGCCGTTTCCGACACTGCGACCACAAGTAGCGAAGCATCACGCTTCCCGCTTCCCAATCAGTGCCTCACGCTCTCTGAGTAAAGGGAGGGTCAGTAAGTTAAAAGTCCAGATGGCGTTCAAACCAGCTGAACTAATCAAGAGATCGAATTTAAAATCTGTCTATCATAGCCTCATTCCAGCCAGCTTCTTTTGCTAACTGAATGGCTTTGTTTTTATCTGTGTTTAAAATTTGTTGTTGTTTAGTAACACTGTATTCATCAGTGCCAACTTTGAACGGATTACCAGTGATGTTAGGGTTTTTATCTTTATTGTTTCCACCAGCTCCACCACCGCTGTTATCAGCAGCAGGTTTAAAATGCTTACTAATCTCTAAGTCAGCTACACTTTTAATCGCATCAATGGCACCTTGTTCATCTTTCACATGGCTTCCTATAATAGTAAATTTATTAGTGCCTTCTTCAGCTCGCGCTTCAATAGACTTAATCAAGTCTCGCATTGGCTTCATCTCTGGATCATCACCGTATTTCACTTCAAGCATTAACTGATTCACTCTTCGAGGATCAGTAAATCCTTGCTCGGCTAAACTCTTACGAATGAAGTTTTCTACAACAAAATCTTTAGACTTCTGCTCTGCTGCTTCAACTTTAGCGTTTAAATCAGCTTCTTTATTCTGAAATCCTGCTTTTAAATCATCCTCAAGCTTTCTAAATTCCTTTTGAAGTTCTTTCTTAATCTCTTCAGCAGTTTTATCATCTCCATCACCTATTTTATCTGGGTCGATATCTTTCACTTTCTCATAGTGCTGAAGATCAACATTTGCGTATTTCTTTAGCTCTTTTTCTTTGTCTTGGCGTAATTCACGCTCTGAATCTAAAGCTTTAGTGACTCGATCTATATCAGCTTGGGTTTTTAATCCTCCTTCCAAGACTAACTTGAAAGTTCCGTCCGTCTGCTTAGCATAATGGGACTTTACCTCTTCAGGTATCTCTTCATCAGTTTTATAGCTTGCTTTGATTGCCATTCTCTATTTTTGTTGGAATTCCAATTGAATATACAATTCTACAAATAAGCGTTATTGTCTTCATCCTACAAGTTGAGGATAAATTTATTCTTTCTTTTACTTGTACAGCTCATATACCGAGGTCTTCGAATATGTCACGTTCTTTTCTTCTCAGCTCTTGCAGCGTAAGTATTCGATTTTGAGGATTAGTAAAAGCTGTGACTTTCAAACTACCATCTAAGAACAGCTTTCCTTTCGACCTTCCTAAAGCTTCGTAAATGATATTTCTTGGCTGAGTCTTTAACCACTGTGGATACGTTTGATATTCAGGTGCTTGTCCGTCCATTGCTGCCCTTGTGCTTTCTGGATAATCTTCAATATTTAGTCCTAATTCCCGGAAAGACTTAGTGACTGCTACCCGCACACATCGGCAATTCAAATGTAGTGGAGGCTTTGGCCCTTTTCCCACTTCATAAGGTGCACCAGCTTCGGCTCTCATACAAATGGGGCACGTTCTAGTATCAAGAGTAATTACCCAATCTTCATGTTTTATGATATTCTGGTTCTTTTTATAGAATTCAGTAGAAGCTATGTTATTAGCGTTAATTACTGCGGTTCTTGCGATAGCTTTTGCATTTTTTAGTGATGTATTATAAATAGCTCCATGATAGTTATCAGATTTCTTACCTCGTATTCTTAGTGCTATGTCGTCGGGACTTTCACCACTCAAAAGACCAAGACGAATTTGCTGATTAATATCTTGAACAGTCTTTGTACTAATATTATTAAACCACTCATTAATAGGTTTACCGCTCAAAGGCTGGTTCATGATTAGCGATTCAATCTGGTCTTCACTTGGTTTCTTCCAGTTGTATTCAATGGGTATGGTTTTTTGATATAAACGGAACTCGAATTCTAGTTCACTTCTGGCAATATCTTTTAATCTGTTAAGCAGTTTATTTTGTAGATCGCTCATGAATATTTTTGAAGTTGACTGAAGCTCATTACCAAGTGATCTTAGTGCCGAAAGTTGGACAGATGAAAGGGTATTAAAACCGTTCCCCATTCGAATAATATCATCGACAGCAATTAGCCATTTTTGGGTGAGTGAATTAAAGTAATTCCTCTTTAATTCTCGTTCAATCCATTTAGCTTCACCCGCTCCTAATTGTGCTAAAAACAATAAGTGACGAGTCATTCTTTCAAATAAAGTTTGATTAACACTCATTTTTTTTCATTCTTGTCTTATTGGTTCTGGTAGAAGAGGTTCGTATTCAATCTCATAATTTGAAGTAGCTATTTCGCTACTATCAAAGGGCACAACTTGTATTGTATAGCCTGAATAACCTACATCATGATTAGTTTGTATCCAGTTGGAAGCAGGTGCCAAGCTTGCAAAGTTTCTATAGTCGAACTTCTTTTTCTTCTCGTATCCTAATTGGTGCAAGTCGCCTTTGTGAACATGTATATACTTTGCATAATCTTCAATCTTGTAGGTATCAATGAATTTCATTAGCCATTCAGTCACTTTAGGAACTAGTTTCAAGGGTAAACCGCTACGCATTTCTTTTTCGTCTTTGCCATGAGTAAGAAGAAATGCATGTTGGCCAAAGTATCTGATTTCAATAAATCGACGTAGTATATCTACTTCAACAATGTTCGTGGAATACTTCATATTCACTGCATAGCTCAAAGCCACATTTAGCAGTTGAGCAAATACCCCAGAATGATTGTCATTTTCTACAAATCGCAGGTAGATTTTATTAGCAACATTGGCCCCAATGATTGAATCAAGTAAATCTAAGTTAGTTTCGAGAGCTATTTGGAATACTTCAGCATCGGACAGATTTTGTGGCAGTTCATGACCTCCACGAGTGGTGTAACCTCCTAACCCGTCGAGCTGATCGCCTAAATCATCAAGGCAAAGCACATCAAATCGACCATGCGTATGATATTCTTTCATAATGGAGTTAAATATCTTCGAATGGCCGTCTCTATATTCAGTCTCACCATATTTGAAGCGAAATAAGCCTTTATCATTTGGATTTGGCTCCATTCCAAGATGTGCATCTGATTTCGTAGCGATAAGAAGCTTTTTATAGTCTACTTTTTCTGGTGTATATGGCTGAAGGTTCTTGTGAACGAATTTATCCACAATTTCCTCAAATCGTTTATAGATCTCTTCTGGGTCTGCTTGATGCTTTGCAAATATGGAATAGTTTTTCGACTTGTACCAGAAGTTACGAATTGAACTCATTGGGATTCCCTGTGCTTTGGCTTCACGGGCTAAACCAGAAACCATTTCATAAAAATCTTCATCGTTTTCCAGCTTATTAATTAAGTCCTGCTTTTCGTCTAGATATTCGATTGATTCTGGATGTACTACAGCTGTTGCCCTTAGTTCGTTGATAATGCTTTTACATTTATGCTCACTTAATCCAGTAGCTGCAGCCAATTTATAACGGTCCATTGGATTCTTTTTCCGTACTACTTGCGGGATATAATCAACCAACACTTCCCCGTACTTGTCGATGATGTGTTGATATGGCCTGTAATCGATTGACATTAGTTTGGGTCTTTTTGAACAAGTATTAATCCGTGAATGTTATCCGACTCAAAAACAATGTGCTGTAACATTTGCTTTAAGCTTAGTTGGTACAAATCGAAGAGGTGTTCTGGCATGATTACCCTTTCAAGAGTTTCCCCATGCTGTTTATTGAACTCATTAATTAATTCTATTATATCACTCATGACTTTTCAAACACATCCTTGATTATTCATCCTCTTTGCCAGCAACCATATCAGGTGGCGGATCTGTTTCAATTTTATTTCTGCGTTCATCTGCACTAATTGCAGGGTTAACCATTTCATTTTGTTCTAACCACCATAAATAGTCGTCTTCTGAATACTCACCAGTCTGAACAGCTGCAATCATTTTTAGTATATCTTCTGGTGAAGCTTTTGCAGGAATAAAATCTTTGTTTAACTCGATAGAAATATCTTCTTCATCTATTCCCATCCAACGAGCAGCGAATTTTAGTGCTTTTGTTAAACACTCAGCAACCAAATCAGAGACTTCAGAGAGTGCGGAGTTTTCGCCCTGTTTTTTAATCAATGTTTTTGTAGCTGTTTCTTCTCGCTGGTCGTCAGGCATTAGCATTCGAGCACCTAATGAGGCCATAAATTCAACCAGTTGTTTTAGCATGTTTTCCGAAGCCGTAAGTCCGCTACCATTATATTCGAGCATACCAACACTCACATTTTCACCAGGGAAATACCAGAAATCACCGCCTCCAAGAACCATATTATCTGGCCCGTTGTCATCACTTATACCAGTTGCATAAGGTTGTGGTCTTGTGGTATAAGACACCCCTTTGCGATGATCAGCGTAAGCAACATAATGTGAAAGATTCACTTCAACCAAGTCTATCAAGTGTGGTTCCCTGAATTGCACACCACCCACCATAAAGAAAGGTATTTCGTCAATAAATTGGCCATTCATTTTAGGGAAAATATCTTCTTCGAACTGTACCCAATCCGAACGGTCTTCTTTTCTAAAGATACGCTGTCTGTATCGCGGTCGTCCTTTGCCCTCTGTAGCTTCAGAATACAAATCTAAGACCCTAACTTGTTCAATAATCTTAAATTTAAATTCATCAGTGGGATCTTGAACTTCAACTTGTTCTAAGAGCCTCACAAGGGATGTCATGACCTGATTACCAATTCTTTTAGTTCTTACGTCCAGAATATCTTCAGCGAAATAAGATGCAAAGAAAGGTCTATTGCCTATAGCCTCGGATTCTGCCTGCGATAAGGCTGAATTATCCGTATTTGGATACTCGACCAGCACACCAAACCGCGAAGTCTTTAATTCTTCAGCTGTTACTTCGTCAGCATAATCTTCAATGCTTAAACCACTCATAGTACAATCCTTGACAAAATCTTGCAGCTGGTCTGCTTTTATTACTGGCTTCTTTCTAAAGATTAGACCTTTTAGAGCTTTAAACGTTCGCTTAGTCGCATTATAAAATAAAGCTTGTTGTAAATACTTCTGATATTCGTTTAGCTCGTGGCCTGATAGCTTAGGTAAATATTCAGTACTTTTGGACTTTATATGTGCTTGGCCTTTGATTACATCACGGCAACGAGTCCAAAGATGTTTATACCGTTCGTGTTCTTGGGTCGTTTTATTTACGGTATTTGATTTTTTGCTACTCATTTTAAAAGCCTTTCATTTTGGTTGAAGTTGCTTTTCGATCTTTCATGCTCATTAAGAAATATCTTGCTTCGTCTGCAATGTGGTCTTCCGCTTCAGTATCTAAATCATCTGGGTTTTTGTTGTCGCGTTGAATCACTGGAACAGTGCGTATAAAGTTTTTACAGCGGTTCACAATCCAAAGCCCAGCGGTTTCAGCTCGTTCTTTATCGGACTCTTCAAGCATGGCTTTCATTTTCCCCCATCCTGCTTCCCTTGAGTTATCAGCCTTTTCGAATCGCAAATTATATCCGACAGCTTTGGCACCAGTTTTCTTTTGACCATCTCTCCCAGAATTTCCAATTAACTGTGTGTATATAGAATCCCCACCCGCTTCCGTCCAGATTGATGGATCAGCAAAGTTTATGCTAAATTTAATCCCTGTAATCCGCTCCCAATGTTTCAAGCGTTCGCCAATCTTTTGGCCAAGAACGTTGTTTGTGTATTCCGTGCCAACATTGGCTTCAACAGCTCCGTTTTTATCATATTTAACAGTGTATAATTCATCGATTCTAATAGCAGAACCGCGCGGAAAATAGGGTAAATTTTTGGCCTTGGGTTGATCACCATTAGACACAGCCCATATACCAAGGCTTGCAGGCTTAGCCGATCCCCAATCAAAAGAACATCCCATTTTCCATGTTGAAGGAATTACAAAGGGAGGCACAATATGCCGTGATGCATTCCAGAAGTCGGAGAAGAAACCACCTGCAGCGATATCCCAATCAGCGAAGGCCCATGCTTTTCGCTTGTTTTCATCTTTTTGGCCGAAGATGTTCAGAATGTATTCTGGATCATTCTCGACAATGAACTTATTTTCGAAGATGAACCCAGATACACGGCAACGAGCGCGGCCCTGTTCATCATACAAAATTGTTCCAGCTGGTGCAGGATCAACAAAATATGCTTTTACCCAATGATGTCCCTTTCCCCAAGGATTAGCAGTTGAACGTATTTTTCTGGGAAGATTTGGATTTGAAGACCTACAGCAAGACTTCATTGCTTCATAAAACGCGCTATCTGTCCAGCTTGTCAGTTCCTCCCAGCCTTGCCAAGGGTATTCATGGCCGTGATAGTCCCAGTAATCATCTTCTTTTTTTCCATGCCTGAATAAGAGTTGTTCACCTGTTGGCCATTTCCATTTATACTCGCTTGCAGAGTCATAGAATTTAGCTTCTGGAAATACATTGTTAATGATTTGCTTCGACTTCTTCACAACATCCGCTAGCTCCTTGTACTCCTGTCTAAACAGAATCCCGCGCCAGTCTGCCCCGTATCCTTTGCCGACGTCTTGAATGAAGTCAATAATTAGTGAGTCAGTTTTTCCGGGGCCTCTAGTTCCTTCAAAGAGGCATTCAAAAACAGGGCAGCACAAGAACAAAGTTTGTGATCCTGGCTGAGACTCCCATTGTATATTATCAAGCTTTTTAGCTCCCATCGTTCGCGGCCTCCTTCATACGTGCTACTAATTGTAGCATGTTTTCAATGTGAAGAGTTGCTACCCTCTCCCATTCTTTCGGGTCTGGAATCACTCCATTAATTATGATCTTGTTGGAAACTTCCCCGCTATGCTCGATTTTATTGGTAAAGGCTCCCCCTGATTCTTTTGCCGCATCAACCAATATAGATTGTGCTCCCTTTATGTTGTTTACACTTGAAAGCGAATCAAAATGCTCCTGCATTTTCTGCAATCTAAACACACCATTTGCAACAGGGATTGAGGCTTTTGACTCGTTGAACTCCTTTCTAGTTGATGCGAATAGGTCTTTCCATTTTTGCGCCAATCCCTTCTTACCTTCGACCGTGTACGGGTTATAATAGCTAATTTTATTTAATTCGATTTGAAACTTAAATT